GGCGCCAGTGGCGCTGGAGAGAGAAAGGAGCGGCCGAGGTTTTATCTTGTGCCCGCCGGTTCTATGAGTAGCAATGGGCTCTTCACTGTTCCTTACAGTGAGAGCCAGGATGCTATTCTAGAGGATGCGGCGTGCCTTGAAGGCCTCATGTCACTCAGCTCTGCTCCAAGCAAACCCGCTTCGACGGTTGCTCTTGATTACCCTGACATGACCAATGCAGGGCGTCGCAAGATGCGTAAGGCACGGCAACAAGCCATGGCCGAGCTTGACGACTTTGATGGGATGGATGAAGAAACCGATTTTGAAGCCTTGGTTGCGAAGGCGACAGGTGAAGAAAAGAGTTTCGATAAGCAGTGCGAAGAGCTTATCGCCAAATTGCCCACCGAGCAGTTTGGCAGTCCAAGTGGCACTGTCCGCCGTGATGATGAGTTCGTCAAGGTTGGCAGCGAGGTGTTGACGCGCAGCGAGGCGCTCAGCATCACGAAAGAGGTTTCCGGGACGGAAAGATCCCAAGCGTGGATTGCGGCATTGAAAGGTTTGAACACGACCCTTGAAGGTCCTGCCAAACCGAGTAAGCTGGTGATCAAGCAAAAGGAGAAAATCGTCAAACACCCGTTTCTTTCAGTGCCGAAAGAGACCGACGACCACGTCGTCGTTGAAGTCAAAGGCAGGGTGATTAACACGAGAACCGTTGGCACAACAGCAGCCGAACGCGATGCAGTTATTTTTGTGCGCAATGCGCGCTACGAAGATCTGGTGCGCGTTTTGCTATTTGTTCTCGCCACCATTTCAAACACGCAAGCATTTGCATTGCTGCGTGCGGGTGGCATTATGGTTGGACAAGTTTCCAAAAGCGTCTTTATGGCGCTTACCAGAACTGCCATTCCGCGTTTACGAATTGGTACGCTGCGCAACTTGACCTTGGCCGCCATGGTTTTGTCTAGCACATCTGCGTGTGTTGAAGCACAAGGGTTTGCTGAGCAAACTGGCGTCTCGGGTTTTGTTATGCGTTTGACCCCAGATGTGACAAACATTCCAGTGGTTGAATTTGCAATGCTCGAGTCACGCTTACCCGAGCTCAATTATACTATTGAACCCGCCTATGTTGATTATTCGTTTTTCACATACGACGGAACCACTGTTCTTGTTCACCTCACGCCACAGGAGATTTTGTCGAAGCACTATCAACGGTGCTTGTTGAGTCCCTTTTGGTTGGAAAACAATTGTGTTGAGGTGGCGTCAAAATTGGAAGCCCGCACGTGGAGTAGTCAAGTTTATTATGAGACGCCGCTTGGGGCTTGGAGTTTCTTTGTTGGACAAGTCGTGAAAACAGCCTTGCAGCGAGTTCACATCGTAGCGCAAGTTTTCGTTCCACAAAGTTTCGCCATGCGCATGTTGTATTTGATGCTGGCCGTTGTGTGCTTCGCTTTATTCGGTCTGGTTGTTGCGGTGCGAACCGCTTACTTCCGGATGTTGCGCACATGGCAGGTCACTGGTTTCTCAATTGGTTGTGGACCGTATCGCTACTGGTTCATTAGACCAACTCGGGTGAAGAGCCTTGATGAGCAAACTATTGTCCTGTCGAAATGGATCAGCATGACCCCTGATTTCGTGTCTTTCCAGACTGCTACTGGTGGAACTGTTCAAATTCTTGCCAGTGAGTGGGTCGCTGCGACTGAGAAAGTCAAAGCTGATGAGACTCAACCGCGTTTGGAGTCGCCGAAGGAAGGGAGTGTGCCCCTGACGTGCTATGATTGGCCGAAAGGTGGTGCACAGCTTTGTCTCAAGCAGGGAGAAGAGATGATCGACAATGGTGGTTGTGTTAGAACGCGGCTGGCTGGGATTGACTTCCTTTCGACGGATGCTCATCAGGCAGCGCGACATTCAAATGGGGAGTTTTGGATTTGTGGACCCAAAGGAGACTTTGTCAAATTCACTGCCCCACGCGAAAGCTGGCACACCTTCAACAATGGTGAGTTGGTCCTCATACCAGTGAATGGCTCATGGCCTAGTGGGGTAACGGTGGCAACACCGAAACCCATTCCTCGGGCCAGTTGGGCTGTTCAGGTTGGGACGTTCCATGGCATGATGAACGGCGTGTTGAAGTCGTCAACTGGCATTATCAAAGCGCCGGATGACATTTGGCACGTTGAACACCTTGCGACCACCTATCCAGGGTGGTGCGGGTGGCCTGTCTACGTTGGTGCAGTTTGGTCCTACCAACACTACAAGGGTGGTGGCAAGAACTATGACAACGCTTGCGTTGCGACGGGCGCTATTCTCGAAGCGTACGAAGGTGCTCTTCTGAGACGCCAAAGGAAAGGAATGGAAGCCCCAAGTGAATCTGAGCGTTTTGTCATTGCTGACATTATGGATGAGATCGCGAGGCATGGCATGCGCAATTTCAAACGCCACACCAATTGGGGTGCGGGCGGCGATGACGTTTTTATTCAGGATCGGAGAACTGGCAGAGTTTGGGTGCTTGATCATGATCAAGACGATTCCCTGCAGTACGAGATCCGCCGATCGAAAGACGGCACTGAGTGGGATCGTGAGGACGCGGAAGGGCGTATGATGAACCCGCGGTATGCACAAGAGGTTGAGAAATTCTTTAAGGAACGCAAGAGGATTGAGATGGGCTATGCAAGTCAGGATGTGGAGTTCAAACGCGAGGCGAAGGAACGGGAGGAGGATTATCTTTGGGCACAAGCTGCCGCCGGAAACGGCATGGCAGCTGCTGCACTTGGTCTTGAGACTTCCACAACCCAGCCTCTCAGTTTTCTATGCATCTGTGGTTCGAAAGAGCCGCAACATGATTGCAAGAACAAGATCAACGTTGCCGGGAAGACAGAGGTGGAGATCACTGAGCTCAAGAGGAAAGCGGCTGAGCAAGCAAAGGCTAACGCCATTGATGTGAAGCCAATTTCTGATCCAGAGCCCGACACCGCTGATGGCACGCTTGAGAGCACATCGCCCGAAGCAGTTTCCAAAGCCAAAGAGGAAATCCGCGTTGCGACTGAAGGTCTCTTGAAACTCAAGGAGGAAACTCTTAGAGCGATTGAGCAGGCTCGCAAATTGGCGGAAGATCAGCAGAAGTTGCGTGATGAGCGCAAGGCTGCGCAAGATGTCCTTGACGCGAAAGCTAGAGAGGACAAGCTTGCTGCCAAGGCTGAGAAAGCCGCGGCACACGCAGCCAAGATTGAAGCTGAGAAGAAGGCCAAGGAGCTGAAGAAAGCTGAGAAGCAGCGGGCAAAGCAGCCGGAAATTAAGTACGGCCAATTTGAAGCACCACAAGACTCGGGTTTTCGGTCTGTGCAACAACCAGCACCGACCGTTGCACAGACCCAGGTGCGCAAACAAGAAACGAAGAGAGCGGGCGTTCCATCTACGCCCACCAGTCCAGTGTCGCCGGCGCCTCTGCCGGCGAGTCCAAGGTATATTCTGGAGAGCAGCGATTTCAAGGGTTGGCAACGAGCGCCACCGGAAGCGGAGAGATTCGCTTGGCCGGATTGGGCTCCAGCCACGAAATGGGATCCGAAAGCAAGACGCCGATCACCGATGGTCTACACGGACCCAGCGGACGGCTTGATGCGAGCAGTCCAGGAGCGGATACTGAAGATGGCAAACGGCGACAAGCTGTTGCAACACAAACACAGGCCGGGGTTGATCAAAGTGCTCAAATACAGAGAGCCTTCATACCCGGCGCTCGAGTGGGACCCTTCGTGGTTAGTGAGTCAAGGGAAAACAGCCTCGACAGACCCAGTCAGCCCTGGGTCAAGCAGCCAGGTGCACTCGCCTGTTGGTTCGATAGGATCGACGGTCAGTATAGCCAGCCCGACTGCACAAGCCGAGGAGAGAAGACAAGCTTCCTGAATCAAGTTCCGAAAACATTCAATGAAAAACCGGCCCCGCCCGCTATAACCCAGAAGCGGGCTTTGGACACTGTTGAGATGTTGTACACTACCGCACGATGGTTTTGTTTGTACGATAGACCACAGAGTGATCGTGAATTGTTTGGAATATTTGAAACGTTGTGTAAGCAAGTTGATCAGAAATCCTCTCCGGGGTATCCTTGGGTGTGGCGCGGTGTGTCTACCAACGCGCAGCTTCTCAAGAACCCCCAGCTGAAAGACCAGGCCCGGCAAGCTTTTTGCGGACTGATGTCGCTACTCTACAAAGGTGAGAAATTGCCAATGTCGACTGTGCGGCTGTTCGTGAAGCCTGAGGCTCACAAGATGGACAAAATCCGAGAAGGCAGACTTCGTTTGATTTGGGCGTTGCCGTTTGAGTACCAGCTCGTGCACCGCCATTTCTTCGGGCCTAGCCTTGCCGCCGAACTAACGAATCACCGCACCATTCCTACAAAGGTGGGTATGAGTTGGGGACGTGGTGGAGCTCACGTCATTTATCGATCGCTTTATGACGCTGAGAAAGACGAAATTGCTGATGTTGACAAGAAGGGATGGGATATCTCCACGCCTGCGTGGTTGATTCGTTTGGATTGTGCTGTTCGACAACGCTTGTGCCTCAACCCTAATAAGTTGTGGACGCATGCATTGCAGCAGTGTTACGAAACCCTTCTCATGTCGCGAGTGATATTTTCCGATGGCACCATTTTGGTGCAAGAGCGCCCTGGAATAGTGCGCTCTGGCTCGATGATTACTATCTCGGGCAACTCGCGAATGCAAGTGATTTTGAAAGTGATGTTCTGCATTGATCACGTTGGGCACTTTGATGAAGAGCTCCATCGTGTGATTGCGATTGGTGACGATACGCTGGAGCGTCTTTATGACATTGACCCGAAAGCGTATGTGGAATGGCTCGCGAAGTATGGTTTTACCTGCAAAGAGATTTCTGTGGGAACCCTTGCAACGCGCGTCTTTTGTTCGCACACGTTTAAGAAGCATGGTGAGACTTTTGTGCCTGTTGCTGTCAATTGGGCCAAACATCAATTTAACTTGTGCTACAAAGAGAAACAAAAGCTACAGTTCTTTGCTGATCAGCTTTTCAGTCTCCAATTTGAATACTGCTTTGACGATGAGAAATTCGCTGAGCTTCATGCCGCTCTTGTTCACACTGGACATAGTGACAAGGCCTGGTCACAAGAGATGTTGCAAAACTTCTTTACTGGCTTTGAAAGTGGCAGTCAGCGTGTTCCTCAGAATTTCCAATATATGATCCGCGCCGCAGATGCAGACATACCCGCACCACGGTTAGTTTGCGTTGAAGAGAATCCGGGGCCCCAAACCCAAGATTTCTTTGTTCGGACGCTGAAGGACAGTTTGCTTTTGTTCGTGATTGTTCTGTGGGCGCTTTTGTGTCCTGCATGGAACCGTCGCTTTCATCGGCGCTATGGCCCATTCCTTGATTGGTGTGTCACGGGCCTTGCTATCCTCCAGTTTCTTGAGCAGACAGCGCGTGTTTCCGCGCAAAGTTGTTGCGAAAGACAGGACTCATATTTCCTGGCTGACGTAGTTTACTCTCGTATACCCCTGAAATTTGGCTTACCTAGTGAGCCATTGACAGGAGCAGCATTAGCTACACTTTCTCAAGAGATCAAGAGTTTCAAACATTTTTTGAACTTTGGGAAACCAAGTTACAAGCCGCACAAGGGCAAACGCTTA